ATGCCATGCCGAAGGTGGGCGCGACTTCGGCCAGGTCTGGCGTGTTGGTCTGGTTGCGAGTGTCGGTTTCGCCAACCCACTCAAAACCAGCGCCGTTCACGTCGAACAGTTCCTTGTAATCAGGGCTGCCGACAGTGCGAACGGTGGCAATCTGGCGGATCGGCGAAATGTCCACCGACAGGCGGGCAATCTGGCGCTCGATCACCTCGGGCAGCGCGAAACCGCCAGCCGAACCGGTCGAGGTCACCGTTTGCGTGGCACGGGTTTCGAGATCGTCTCGGCTCTTGGCTTCCAGCTGCTTTGCAGCGGCGGCAGCCTTTTGCTGGCGCTCGTTGTCGCTTGGCGCGCGCATCCAATCGAGGAAGGCGTGGCGGTATTCGGCCGCCTCCTTGCTCTCGCCTTCTTGGCGGCTGGCATCACCAGCACCAGGGCGCGACAGCTTGGTTTCAACCTTCTCCAGCTTGGCCTTCATCTCGCCCAAGCTGTCGATGTGGGCGTCGATCTTGGCGAGCTTGGCATCAAGCGCTTCAGTGGACGCGCCAGACTTCACCGCTTCGATGCGGGCGTCGTTGGTCTTCTTGTATTCATCGAAGGCCGTAGCGATCTTGTCGAGCGCGTCGGACACGGACTTGATGGTGGGGTCTTCGCGCTTTTCGTAAGCGCCGATAGCTTGGGCCTTGGCCGTGAATGCGGCCATGTGTGCGGCCATGACGGCCAGGATGGTGTTTGCGTTGCGCATGATTGTGCTTTCAATAGGATGTGAGGGAACGGAGCAGCCGGTCGGCTGCCTTCATTGCCACGGCGGTCGAATTCGCAGAATCACTCCGCACTTCTCCCATCCGCATGACGCGCGACACAAAGGCCGTCGCGTCGCTTTTGCTGAACCCGGCATCACGCAGGGCCTTTTCAGCATCTTTTGGAGTCGCCATTTCGTCGGCAGACTTCACATTCGTAACCCGCGCCTTTTCGTTGGCGGGGAAGGTGACCAGGGAGACTTCCCACAGGTCAATGGCCGTGAGGGTGCGCACTTCCGTATCACGGTCGTAGGCCCATTCCTTGGACATGAACCCGATGGACAGGCCGTTGAGCGCGCCCATCTTGAGCAGCGCGTGGGCCTCTTTGCCCTTGACGGTTTCCATGGCGAGTTGGCCTTTGATGCGCAGCCCCTTTTCGTCTTCAACCATCTCCGTCCAGACGCCAATGGGCTTGTCCGCGTCGTGCTGCCAGAGCATGGCGGGCATGGTTCCGGCTGCCTTGTGGTCTTTCAGGGATTGAATGAACGCGCCCTTGGCGATCACGTCGTCATAGTTGTCCCGCACGCCAAAGACCGAGCCGTAACCTTCGACGGTGCCGTCAGCGTTGACCGCTTTAATTTCAAAGCCGACGTCGAAGTGTTTTGTTTTCATTTTTTCAACCTCTCAGGAAGAGAATTTCATCGCGCCTGCTTCGGCGGCGCGGTGTGAAGTAGTCATGTGTCGGCTTGTAGCCGCGTGTCCAGTTGGCCCCACCAGAGGGCCCGTTTTCTGGTGGCACTGGTGGAAAATAGATGCCTTCGATTGCGCCTGTGGCACTCAGCGTGATCGTTGCGGTTCCGCTAATGAATCCGCTATCAGTTACTGCGCCCCAGGACTCGCCCCAACTAGCGCCCCAACCCTTGAATGATGACGCCATTTACGGCCCCCATTCGTTTCCTGGTGCACCTGTTCCGGTTACTGGCACATCGTTGACCTTGGCGATGTTCACCTTCGGTGGGTTGGCGTTCATGGCAGCGATGATTGATGCCTCAGTCAACACTCCGCCGCTTGCTGTGCTTCCGCTGATCCAACCTACTGCGTAGGGTGTCCAGTTGGCAGAAAGGCTAATCGGTGCTGTGCCTTGAATCTTTCCGGTTGCTTTGAGCGTTCCCGTCGAGCCCAGCGTAATTCCTGCTGTGCCGCTCGTTGACTTTGACGCAAAGATGTTGCCCGATGCGCCCAGGGAGATGGAGGCAACACCAGAGGCCGACGAAATGAGGCCACCGACACCCGACAGGTCGAACGTGATCGACGCCGTGCCGCTGGTGTTCTTACCCATCGAACCTGCGCCCGATGCGCCGATGGTCAGCGCGATGGCGTTGACGCCCGAAACCGCACCGCCCTTCTTTGGTTGCACCCATGCACCACGACCACCGTAGTACCCGTAAGGGATGGCAGCAGTGGCGGCAAACACTTGGTAGCTGTTGCGCACCATCCCGTGCTTGCCGAAGTTGCTACGCAGGATGGCCGCGCCACCGTTCAGAAAGCGAACAGGGCTTTTGTGCAGTACGGAGCGGTTGCCGTGCAGGGCCATATCAAGACCAGCCAAATTCCAAGTGACCAGAGATAGGCGATGCGACTGGGGTGGCGGCACCAGCCAGCATGAGCCATGCGAGGCAAGCGCCGTCATACACCTTGGGCATCGAAGCAAACTGGTTGACCAGATCACGTTCTGCAGTCACGCCCAGCGTGGTAATCGGCAGCGTAAGCAGAGGCTTGCATAGCACCAGATTCAGCACGCCCGACACGTAGGACGCGGACAGGTTGATGCTCTGCACGGACTTGATACCGGCGTCACCGGCCTGCAACGGCATGAATGGGCCGAACTTGCCCGCGCCAGTGCCGGAGTAGACGACGCTGGTCACGGCGGCTGCGGTGTTGCCAATGGGCAGCGTCGCAGGCGTAGCGCGGCCAACGGTCGAGGCGCTGTTGGTGTATCCGATGGAAATGCTCGGTGTGGCTGCGCCCATCACGGTGGACGGAGTGATGAACGCCTGCACGCCTGCGCCATCCGTGTAGCGCGGCAGGGTGACGGTGTTGTTCAGGGTCTGCGCGCCCGTGGTGGTCACGCTGGTGACCGGGTAGAAACCCAGCAGGTCAACCAGCATCAGTACACAGGGCGCAGTGGCCGCGGCGGCTGTCTGCGCGGCTGCGTTCAGCAGCACCTTGAAGCCCCCTACGTCGCCCCCGTGTCGGATGCCGGTCGCGTTGGTGGTGGCATCTGTCAGGGCCTGAAATGCCAGGTTGGTGCCGGTGCCGAGGATGGCATCGGCAGGAGGATTGCCGCCGCCACGGAACAGGCTGTACCACATACCTGCCGTGTGGGCTGTGGTGGCGAACGTGGATTTTTGCCAGTCGGCGCGGTAGAACTTGCCGTTCGTGCTGACTTGGTTGATTAGATCGTCTTGTCCAGTAAAGCCTGCCATGTTTAGCCCCAAGTGGTTTCAATAACGCCATGAATGGGCGCTCCTGACAGCGTGCCGTTGGGCAGTGCGATCAGGTTGATGTATGCGTCATCTTTGATTTCAGGCATGGATGCCATGTCGGTCAAGTAGTCCACCTCAGTCGGTGCGTCGATTCCGTACAGCGCAAAGGTTGCAAGTGGCTTGACCAACACCAGCGCGAACAGGCCCACATCACCAATGCCGCCAATGGTCACAGACTCCACCGACCGCACTCCCGTGTCGCCACGCTGCAAGGACAGGAATGGCCCGTTGTTCACATAGGCAGCGCCAACTTGCTGACTGCACAGGATGGTGCCGTTCACGAACTGCGTGGACATAGTGGCTGTCTGCGTAATGCGCCCTGCCACGCCATCGCTGTTGGTGTAGTTCACCGTGAATGTCTGCCCGCCCGTGTGGCCTGCGACGGTCACCGGCATAAGCATTACGCCCTTGCCGTCCGTGTAGCGCGTGGGGCTTTGGGTGTTGTCCAGAAACTGCTCGTCCGTTACAGACTCGTCAATGAAAGGGTAAAAGCCGATGTAGTCTGCAACGATGCACGACAGCGGCGCAGCGGTTGCTGTTGGTGTCAATGCCATCAGCTTGCGCAGGAACTTCTTTTTACCCAGCGCGTTGACGTTGCCACCATGCCGCAGACCACCGTCGGTAGATTGCTTCAGTGGGGTGAACGCGCCAACTGCCCCGATGTAATAGTTCGGCGCAGGGTTGCCTGGTGACATTGACAAGTCGAACCAGACACCAGCGCCCGTAGTCTGCGTGGGCTGCTTGCGAAAACTCGCGTACAGGTACTGGCCCGCATCTTGGGCCAGCACCATTTCGCGGGCATTCCGAAAACCAGCCATTAGTCAGCCGTTACGTTGAGTTGCCCTGCTGCCGCCTGCGGCTGGATGCCGTTGGAAATGCTCAGAGTAGAAGCCAGTGCGCCGGATAGCATGTAAGCGGTGGCACCAGACGCGGAAGACACCCAGGCGAAGTGGGTTGCATCGTTCGCGCCGCCCGTGCATTGCGGCCACTGCACCAGTGCTGCGTTACTGAAGGTCGAGCCGCCATCCGTCCATGCGGTGGCCTTAGTCTGCGCGACACGGGCGTAGCCTGTGTAGGTGCATTCATCGGCCAGTGAACCGGTCTCGCCAGGGTCGGCAGTGAACAGTGCCCAGTAGCCAGTGGCAGAAGCCCGCCATGCGGGGTCTGTGCCTTGGCAGATCAGTTTCAGGATGTCGTTTTCGGTGGTGTTGCTTGCGCTCATTGCTTACTCCTGGTGTTCAGTTACGGTGCGGGTGATCTCGTCGTTGGCGTCACGCTCAACGGTCTGCACCGACTTCTTAGGAAATGCGTTGTTCACCACCACGTTTGATGGCTGGACTTGGTTGATGACGGTCACTGGCGTCGGGTCTGCGGCCTTCAACTCAGGCATGATCGCTTCGACGTTGACAGTCGTTTCAGGCACCGTGATTTCGTTGCGCACTTCGACTACATGCGGCTTCTGCTCTGGCATGTTGACGGTGTTGTGCACTTCTGCCGGGGCCACGCTGACCGCTGGTTGGTGGTTGTTGATGACAACTGGCTGCTGGGGCTGGCTGCGGGCCATGAAGTCCTGCAACTTGCGCTCCAAAGCCTCAAAGCGTTTTGCCTGCTTTTCGTCCTCTTTGTCAGCAGTTGCTGCATCTTCTTCACCCTGCTGCACCATGTTCATTGGTTTCAGGTATTCATCGCCGCCTGGGCGCGGATCCCAACCTTCATCGTCCCGATATTCGTTGGGGCTCATCAAGCCCATTTCGACCATCGTGCGGGCGTAAACGGCACGATCCTTGATCGAACCGGCGCGCATATAGCGGGTGTCGAACTCGCCAAACAACGGCCCTGCTCCATCCAATAGCATTTCGTCAATGCGCTGCGTCCATGCCTTGTGCCATGGCGCCAGGCAGTGGATCAGGTGGGCGGCGAAGAATGCTTCGGAGCTGGCAAAGGTGCTGGTCTTGTCGGAGTGCCCAACCATGATCGGGAACACCCCATAGCCGCGGCAGATTTCCTCGATCTGCAGGCGGCGCGTCTCAACATGCTGCGCATCGACGCCAGTTTGCGTAGTGGGTTGCCATTTCGCACTGCGATCCAGTACCAGGGGCGTCCCAGCACCAGCGGGGCCAGTCTGTGTTTTGATCCATGCGGTGATGCGTTTGTGCTGCTCTTCGTTGAGGTTGCCATCAACGCTGTATGTGCCGCTGGGGCGCAGGCCGTTGGCGTGCATGGCCGCTTGGCTGCGTTCGGTCGCCATTGCCAGGCCGATAGCGGAGCGGGCCAGCGCCACAGCATTCATGCTGCCCACCCAATCCCACTGCACGCCGTTCAGGACAAAGACGTCATCCGGGCCGAACTCACCGATCACCCCGAACTCGTCCCAGCACCGGTAGCGCACCTCGTAGCGCGACACTTTCCGCACGTCCCAATTCCCCGGCATGACGGGGATCAGCTCTTTCACGCGGCCGTTCAGGCCTTTGACCTTGATGGACAAACCCGCGCCGGTCAGTGCGGCGTGAACGGTCATCTGGCGGCGCCATTCAAAGCTGGTCTGCCACTCGTTCGGGCGGCGAGACAGCAGGCGGTATTCCGGGATGTTCGTTGCCTTCTGGCGTCTGCCGTCCGGCATCTCGCGGAACACATGCAGATCAGGCGTTGCGCAGCCATCGGCAATCACCTTCACGCACGCGAGCACGGTTGCCACCTGCAGCGCTGTCTTGTCCGTAACGGCGACCCCGGCGACAGTACCGCCGCCCACGCCGTCGATCAGGCTTGCCACCTGGTCGTAGGTGAGCTGGGCAGCTTTGCGGCCCAAGAGTCGGGCAAGGAGTTTCAAGGTGGTTATTCCCAGAAGGATTTTTCAAGGGTTTCAGCCTGCGGCATCACGCCAACAGCCATCGCCAGCGCGACCATTCCGTCGATCCGGCCTCGCGCTTTCTTCTTGTCAAACTTGCGCGCGCCGGAATCGCCGACAACGACCGCATTCGCAGAGCACATCGTCAGTACAGGATGATTGCCGTGCCGCAGTTGGCTATTCATCAGCCGCACTTCCAGCTCACGCAGCGCCGGGGTCATTGACAACGTACCCTGACCGTAGGGCTCGAACTTCTCCAGTTCTTCCTCGGTGAATCCGGCCTTTACCAGCCATGGCCGCAAATGCGCAAACAGCGCCCGGTCAAATGCGATCTTGACGACATCATGCGCGTCAAACAGACCACGCAGAAAGTCGGCAACGTACTCGTACTCGATTGCTTTGCCTGGCGTTGTCAGCAACCTGCCGTCGCGCTCCCATACGTCATACGGGACACGGTCCTTGCGCGACTTCTCGATCAGCCCTTCGCTCGGCAACCAGAATGTCGGATGCACGTCGCCGTCTTCAGTGACCAGAACCAGCGCCGTCAGGTCGCTGACGCTCGACAGATCGAGGCCGCCCCATACCCGCTGACGCTCTATCGGGTGCGGTGGCTCGCCATTGGCCTTCCAGATCGCGCGCGACACAAACGGACTGGACGTATCAACCCGCTGATTCAGACACAGATTGCGGAATTCGTTCTCAAATGCGGGCAGCGCCATTGCCTTCTTGCACTGCTTCTCAATGTCTTCCAGCGACCGGAATACACCAAGCGCCGGGTTTGCCGCCGCCCACGCCTTGCGGTCATCCAGCGCGCAGTCTTCCGGCGCCGCGTAGACATGGCACACGACACGGGGATCGGGTGCGTTCTTCTGCGCGTCAATCCACGTCGAAAACATGTCGGCGTCTGTCGGCGCCTGGGTACTGATCGCGATCAGCAGGGGATTTGTGTACGCACCCTGCGCGGTCGTGATCGCGTTCACGAACTTGTCGGTCGGCCCCTCTACCTGTCCGACCTCGTCAAGAATGGCGAGGATAGGCGACAGGCCGTGCGCAGTCTTTCCTTCCGCAGCAAGCGCCCGGTACAGGACGTTTCTCGCCAGCCCAATCAATCGTTTACCTGACGGTTGCACCCGTGCGAGCTTCGACAGCACCGGACTCATTTCAACCATCTTGCGCGCCAGCTCGAACACGACCGCCGCCTGATCTTTCGACTGCGCGCCGCTAACGATCTGGCTGTTCTGCACGGCCTCCGGGCCAACCAAGTGCGCCAGAAGGATCGCGGCAATCAGCCCTGTCTTGCCGTTCTTCCGCGCAATCGACAGGTAGGCAGAGTGCGTGCCGTATGGGTTGTCGTAAATCTCTAGGATGAACTTCTTCTGGAACTTGTCCAGCTTCATCGGCTTGCCGATGTGGTCGCCTTCCGGTATCAGGCAAAACTTTTCGATGAAGGCGACCACTCGCTGCCCTCGCGTGAGCTTTTTCACGACGCCAGCAAGTCCTCGTCTTCCAGTTCCTTGCGCGCACGTTCTGCGCCGCGCTGCACCTTACGCCTACCGGCCTCGTCTCGCGCGTCACCAGCCACCCGACCGCCCATGCGAAGCGTCCGCATCAGCGCCATCTCGCGGCGAGCGTACTGCTCCAGTACCGCAACCCGAGGATTGACGCATGCCGTGCCGCGATCATTGACGACAACGGTCGTTTCCAAGTCAAGCGCGGCCTGTTCGACCTCGATGTCGGCTTGGCATTTCGCCAGCTGCGCGGCAACCACTAAATCAGCGTCTGACCGCTCGTCCCTCGCGCGTGCGCGCACGACACCAGCCCAAAAAGGCCAGTCACGCTCACGCAATGTGACGTGTTTCGGCGGCTGAATCTCGCCTTTTGCGA